TGTAAATTATTATTAAATGATATATCACCATCTACATCTAATCTATTAAATATCTTTAATCCGCTTACATCAACTTGATTATTTACACTTAAATCATGTTCTATTAATACATCATTTACAATTTGTAAATTACTATTAAATGATATATCACCATCTACATCTAATCTATTAAATATTTTTAATCCACTTACATCAACTTGATTGTTTACACTTAAATCATGTTCTATTAATACATCATTTACTATTTGTAAATTATTATTAAATGATATATCACCATCTACATCTAATCTATTAAATATCTTTAATCCGCTTACATCAACTTGATTATTTACACTTAAATCATGTTCTATTAATACGTCATTTACTATTTGTAAATTACTATTAAATGATACGTCATCAATAACATCTAATCTATTAAATACTTTTAATCCACTTACATCAACTTGATTATTTACGCTTAAATCATGGTCTATTAATACATCATTTACTATTTGTAAATTACTATTAAAAGATACATCGTCAATTACATCTAATCTATTGAATACTTTTAATCCACTTACATCAACTTGATTATTTACACTTAAATCATTATAAATTATAAAATTCCTTTTTATTCTTCCATCATTTTCAACAGTTATACTATCAGAAATATCAATATTTTCAGTTATATTTAAATTTGTTATTTCACCATCTCCTGTTATATTAATTTGTTTTTCATAAAAAGTTATACTAGAACCTAAATCTGGATAAGTATTACCTAAGTAATCATAAAATATAATATTACTTGGATCAATTGATGGAGTTGTATTATTAGAAAAATATAAATTATCAAAAATATCAGGTATTATTATTGAAATAAATGAACCTGTATTTCCTGGTTGAATATCAGAAATTTCAATTTTATTATTTTCTATTATATCATATCTATTAATATTTCTATAAAATCTTAATGGAAAACTTAAATTTGAGGAATCATCTTGTTTAAATATATATTTTCTTCCTCTTAATAATTTTAATTGTGGTGTTTCTATACCATTAATTAAAAATTTTTTTAAATCTCCATTAGTTTCAGTTTTAACAGTAACATTAAAAATATATTCTTGCTCATTGATAAAAATTTTTGAGGTATTTATTCTCCAATCAACTTGTAAATTTTCTTCAATAATACTATTTTTTTTTGAAATTAAACTATCCATACTAATCAATTTATTATAAGAAGCGTCGCCATTACATACTAATTCAGTTTGAATTATACATTTTGATATATCTACAATATTTAAAAAACTTGCATCATTATTAAAAACTGAATTGTCTGTAATATTTAAAGTTTTTACATTAACTGTTTGTAAAAAATTGCAGTCTTTATCTACTTCCAAATCATTTAAAACTTTTAAATTACTAATATCAGTCTGATTTTTTAAAAATGTATAATTATTAACTCTTAAATTATTTAATATGGCCTGACCTTCTATATTAATATTATTTTTGAATGTTGCTTGATTTGATATTAAATTATTTTTTATATTAATATTACCATACAAATTGATATTTTTATTAGGTTTTGCAACTATATGAATATTGTTACAACTAGATTCTATTATTAAATCTTCATTAATTATTGGATTATCTATATAGTTTGCGTTACTAGGGTCACTTAATATATAATCTGTAAAAATTTTAAATCTTCTATCATCTCTATTAAGTTCTTCTAATAACATATTATTATTTTTTATATTTATAATATTTCTTATTTCTTCATTACTACTCATAATAATATTTATAATATGAAGATAAATATTATTTATAAAATATTACAATATTAGACACTTAACTTTATTTTTAAGGTTCCATTATCATGATATATTTGATTAGGTAAAATACTATCTGAGTTATCTGGTATTATAAACTTGATAATATTTTTATTTGTAAAAGTAGTATTTAAATTGCTTATATCAATAGTACCTATTAAATTACCAGATAATTCAATATGTTCTGTTGATAAAGTACCATTCGCTATATGTATTTCATATGAAGGATCTATTGTATTTACTCCTAATCTATTATTTGATGTATCTATTGCTATTATTTTATCTGGAATAATTTCTTTACCTCCAGTAGTAACCGTTGCAAATGTTCCAACTAATTCATTAATTGAATCATTAACAGATGTCATTCTATTAATAAATAATTTTATTATATATTTTATATTATTTCTAAATTATTTAATTTTTTCTTCTAAAATTGTTATTCTATTATTTAATGCATTAATTAACTTTGTTTGATTAATTATTAATTCTTTAATATTTAAATATTTAGAATCATTACTTTCTAAATTAATATTATTAATATTATTTGAAATATCATCTAATTTTTTATTAATTGATAACATATTTAATGATAATTCATTTATAATTTCATTTCTTGATAAATCAAAAATATTATTTATTTTACTATCTAAAGATTGTATTGCTTGAATACCATATACAAAAATATTATTATAGTTTAATGCATATAAATTATTTTTTACTTCTTTAACACAATAATTTAATTCTTCTATTTTATTAATATCTTGAGCAATAAATCCTACTTCAGTAATATAATCATTATTTATATCTTTATTGAAACTATTATCTAAAATTTTTTTTGTTTTATAATATTTTTTAGGTTTTAATAGTCTTATTATTTCTATTCCATTACTTATATCTATTTGATTATGTTTTAATCTATTATCAGAACTAATATTATGTGTACCATTAACTGTCAAATCTTCTGATACTGTTATATAAGAAACGTCAAATGTATTAATATCACAATTATTTATACTTAAATCATCTATTATATTTTCTACTATTATATTTTTAGTATTTATAAAAGTTGAATCTAATCCAAGTGTATTTACATATCCTCCATTTGTTATTTTATTACATGATATTTCTATTATTTCACCGCTATTAGAAATAATATCAAGGCATGACAAAGATAAATCAAAAATACTATTATTTTTTATATGAATACCATTTTTAAATACTAAATGATTTTGATTATAAATAATATCATTTGATAAATTATCAATTTCACTTACTTTTTTATTTAAAAATAAAATTTTTTTTAACCTTATATCTCCAGAAATATCTAATTCATAATCTGGTTCTATATTTTTTATACCAATTCTATTATTTAAAGTATCTATACAAATACTATTAGATATATCTGTTTCATTTAATTCTACATTATTTAATAAAGCATCAATATTTGTTATTACATTATTTAATGCCATTTAATAAATATTTATATTATTATATAATTTAATAAAATTTATATAGTTTTTTTAAATAAAACAATTTAAAGTTTTTATTCATTAAATTATATAAAAAATGGATGAATCAGAAGAGACTGAAAATTTACAATTACCCCCAGCTTCAATATGGAATCATATTGCTAAAATATCAATAACAGAAGATAAACCAATAATGTTAGACTATTGGATTGACTCTTTACAAAAAAAAGTGTTAATAGGTGTTAAAGAAAATGATGAAAAGTTATTAGTAAAAAATGCAGAAGAATATACAAGTCCTATATCAAAAATATTTAAATCTGATGATGTATTTATAATATGTACTGAAAATTCAATTTATATTGTTTCTTCTAGTATAGATAAAAGAAGAATTGCTTAAAAAACATTTTATAGTGAAATATTTTTTATATAATATATTATGTAATATTTATTTTTATCATATTTTATTTTACTATAATATGGTATATTATTATTTTTACATATTTGTCTTACAATAGTTAAAAAATTATTATATGTTATATCTCTATTTAAATAAAATGTTTTTGAATCTTTATAATAACTTTTTAATGTATTATAAAAATTTTTTACTAAATCATTAAATTCATATTGTTTAAAAATTGCTTTATCAAAAATATAATAATCATTTTCTATTTTGCAGTAAATATTTAAAAATTCAAATAAAATATTATTTGATATATCTTGTTGGAAAATTAAATTTTTCATGTGTATATTAATAATATATTTAATTTATTCTATATATAACATAAAATATATTATTAATTATTTAAAATTTTTATAATATTATTTGTTAAAAATATTAACTCAATCTTATCTTCATGTAAATTATTAAAAATATTTATATTATATGATAGTAATTTTATTATTTTATATTTAATTTCATCATTTAAATTTGAAAAATTTTTAATATAGTTAAAAAATTCATCTATTATATCTATAACGGAATAACCATTTAAATATAAATAATTTATTAATTCTATACTCTTTGTATAATTTTTTTCCTTACAATAATTAATATAATTATCAAAATCACAATTCAATATATTAGATGTATAATATAATTTATAAATGTTGTCTTTACTTTTTTTATAAATATTAAGAATATATAGTTTATCTAAAATGTTTATTATATTTGGTATTGAATGATTTGATATTTTAATTATTTCTTTTTTTATATCTTCATTTAAATCTATATTTTCATTTATTATTATTTTATTTAATATCTTATATAAAAAATTATCATTTATTATATCTATTTTTATATATTCTAAACATCTTAATAAATTATTTTCTATTTTATTTATATCATTACACGAGAATATATAATTTATATTTTTATATGTATTTAATAATGTTGAAAATATTTGCTGAGATTGTTCATTTAATAAATCTATATCATCAAATATTATTGTTTTCTTTAAATTGTTACTAATAACATTATTTATTTGACAAAAAGTTTTCAAATCGTTTCTATAATAATTTATACCATTCTCTTTTAATAGATTAAAAAATAATATATTATTATTTTTTAATTCACCATAATATTCTTTTAAAATTACATTAATTAAACTCGTTTTTCCCGATATTGAATTTCCATGAATTATAAAAAACAATTTATCACTTTTTATATATTTATTTATTATTTCTTTTGTAAAATCACTTATATTAAAATCATCTAAATTTGTAGGTTGATATTTTTTTAAAAACATATAATATTTTTTATTAGATAAAAATATTTAAGTTATTATACTAATAATATTATATAAATAATATATTAGTATGAATAATAATATAGATATTATTAATTATTTTAATATTTTACAAATTCCATTTACAAATGATATTGATATTATCAAAAAATCTTATAGAAATTTATCTTTAAAAAATTATAATGATAAAAATAAATTGGAAGAATTAAATAATGCTTATTCAAAAATAATATATTTCTCTAAAACAAATATAAATTATACTAATGATAATAATAATGATGCATATAATACAGCTAATAGAAATATTAGTAATTACACAAATAATACTAATGATAAAAATAATAATACTGATAAATTAAATTTTATTAAAGAGGATATTATTATTGAATTAAATATAACTTTTGAACAATCTTTTAATGGTTCAACATTACCTGTTTTTGTTAATAGAAAAAAATATTTTGATTCAAATTCTATAAATGAAAATGAGAGAATTTATATTGATATACCTCCCGGCATTGACAATAATGAAATTATTATTATAAATAATAAGGGAAATTGTTATAATGGATATTTTACCGATTTAAAAATATTAATTGTATTAGAAAATCATATTTTGTTTACCAGAAATGGTTTAGATTTAATATTTAAAATGGAAATAAATTTTAAAGAATCTATTATTGGTTTTGAAAGACAATTAACTCATATTAATTCAAAAAAATATAAAATAAAAAATAAACCAGGAGAAATTATATCTCCATTATCAGAAAAAAGAATAGAAAAACTTGGTTTTATGCGTAATGATTATAATGGAGATATGATTATTAAATTTGATATAAAATATCCTGAAAAATTAGAACTTCCTATTATTGAAAAATTGAAAAAAATACTATAGTTATATTTATAATAATAGTATTTTTATTTATTATCTAATGTCTTTTTTTACCTCTTGTTTTTCTTGATTTTTTTGAAACTTTTCTGCCTTTTCTTGTTTTACGAACAACTTTTCTTGATTTTCTTGATTTAACACGGCGGCGACGGCGACCACCAGCTTGAGCTTGAGGTTCAACAGAAGGAACTAACTCTTTGAAATCTTTTCCTAAATCTAACATTTTATAATATATACAAATATAATATTTTTTTAAAATACAAGAATTATTATTTTTATATTATAAAAAATAATAATTTTTTATTTATTTGTCAATAATAAATATTTTCCAATATTTGTTCTAGATTCTAATACACTTTTTTTATCTAAATAAATAAACCAATTGTATTTATTTCTTTTTGTTAATTCATTATCTGGAATTATTAAACAATATATATTAGAGTTTAAATTTAAAAATGAATCACTCATTAAATCTTCTAAATGTATTATATTATTATTTATATCCTTAGTACCTATAAATTTACCATCTAAATAGTTTATTTTATTATCCATAACACAATTATAAATCCATTCATTTAAAGTATTATTTAATTTGGCTTCATTGGTTAAATCTAATAATATATTATTTTTTAATAATCTTTCTAAATCTATTAAAAATTTATTATTTTTATTTGAACCTAAAAATTTTATATTTGGCATCAAATTTTTAGAATAATTATTTAAACTATTATTTTTAAATTCACCTATAACTGGTTGATTATTTTTAATAATATCATTATATATAGGTAATAAAGTTTTAAACATTATAGTATTGGGTTCAATAATTATTCCACCATATTTATTTAATATTTTTATTAGACCATAAAGTATATATGAATCTTTTATAGGGTTCGAAAGTTTATCTAAATCTATTTTCCAATCATTTAATAAAAGTTCAAAAGAATTATTATTTAATAATAATATATCAAAATCATTTCCACAATTATTAATTATACTTGCTAATGTTAATTCTAAATACTCTTTATTTATATTTTTTGAATTTCTAGAACCAAAATCAATCCATTTATAACTATTTGTTTCATGATTTAAATATATCCAAATTTTTGGTCTATTATTATTTACTATTTTTTTTATATTTTTATCATCTTCTAATAAATATTTTTTTATTATATCTAAATTTTCTTTTTTCTCTCGATAACTAATATAATAATTTATTTTATTATAAATTAATCCTACTACAAATAAAATTATAACACTAAATATTAAATTTTTATAATTCATATATAATATATCTAATTATTTTATAACTTTTTATTTTAATTGTTTTAAACTACTCCAAAAACTATTTTGTATTTTATTATTATTTTCATTTTGTTTATATAAATTATAAGCTCTATATGAATTAATATTATTTTCACTATCTAATTTACTTTTTAAATAATTTTCTGCATCTTTTTTATTTAATGGATTGAGAGATTCTTTTTGTCTCTCATTTTTTAATTCATCAAATGTTTTATTACTTGATTTAAAATCTTTTGATGTGACAGGTACTACTGATTCTTCATGTGCTAATTTTAAATCTTCAAATTGAAATTTGCTAAAAATATCACTTGAATATGAATCGGGTCTACTATTTGCTATATCACAATATGAATTATTATTTACTTCATTAATACCCTTATAATTTATCAATTGTTTATCTCTCAATTTATTTTTTTTTTCATCTATTATTCTATTCATTGAATCTAAATTTGTTGCTACTTCCACATTTTCATTACTATTTTTAATCCAATCTCCATAACCATTATTATTATAATCATTATTTATATGTATTTCATCAAATAATTTATTAAACCATTTATTAAAATTATCTCCATAAAATTTATTATTTTTTTTTAAATTGTTTATTATTTCATCATTTTTATTATCATCATCTGGATTATATTCAAAATCAATATCGTTTATATTATCTTTACTATCCATTCTAAATTTATATACTGAAAAAATTATTTTATATGCTTTTGAAAAAAATAAAAAAAACTCTTTATTTAAACCTGATTTATCTGGATGCATCTTTAAAACTTTTTTTTTACAATTTTTTAAATTTTCTTCTGTAAAATTAAAATCTATTTCAAATAAATTTAATAAATCTTCAAAATCATAATTATTTATATTTAAATCCATACTCTCCATATTTTTAAATATAAATAATAATTATATTAAAATAATATAACTCAATTATCATTCGAATTATTTATATTAAAATTATTACACAATTTTTTTATAACTTTATTATCTAAATTAGATGTATCTTCTGAAACAACTGTTAACATTTTTAAAAAATCATCTTTTTTCTTATCTATATTTTTAAAATCTGGATTTTCCTCAGTCCATTTTTGTAATGTTTTAAAATGTTTTATTGACATATCTTTTATTGCTTTTTTAATTTTACTTTTATCATCATCTTTTTCCCAATTATCATTATCTTTTACATATAATATTTCTCTTTCTATATCAGTACAATGAAGTGGTCTATGATATAAACTTAATTTATTTATATTATCTATAAAAACTTTACTAATACCTTCTGTTAATCCTTTTGTTTTTGCAAAATTTAATTGTGCTGGAGTTAATTCTATTTTATTAATAAATTCTTCAATATTTAATGCATCTTTACATTCTTCTCTCAAAAATATATTTATATTTACATGATTATTTATATTGTTTGTAACAGTATTACCTATTTTTGGAATTAATTCTCCAATTTGTTTTTGTTGATTTATTAATACACTTTTAAATTCTTTATTTTCTTCAAGTAATTGTATAATTATATCTTTGTAATCATTTATGCTGTTTGTTTCATTATTATTTGTATTTTTATTTTTACTGTTTACACATATTTTTTTATGTTTACACAGTCCACTATGAAATTTATATTTTTTACCACATTCACATGAATATGGTAATGCGTTTTTTTGCGTTTTTTTGTTATCCTCCGCACCATCTATATTTTTACATCTCAAAAAATGTTTGTTTGTATTACAATGTCTAACGTAATCTGCTCTATTGTTTGTTTGAAAGTTACATGGTTCACAAAAATGCGTTTTTTTGTTATCCATTTGTTATCCTATCTAAATAAAAAAAATTAAATTTATATTAGTTTTTTTAAAAATTAAAAATTTGATTTTTTTTGAATTTTTTTTTTATTACCATATTTCATGCGAAAAAAATAAAGTATAAAAAATCAAAAAAATAAATATTTTTTAAAAGTATAAAAAATTTTGACAAGGATAACAAAAAAAACGCAAAAATTTTTTTACAAATTTTTTTTTTTTATTTTTTTCACTTTTTTTAATAAAAAAAAAATATTATCATTTATCATAACAAAAAAAAATATGTGATAAACCCCCCATAAATTTTTTTTTTTTTATTTTTCTTTAGTATTTTTAGTGCGTTTAAATAT